GAGCCGCAATCCACGCCGTCACGCAACAGCGAGATGGAGATTTTCTCGCGCACCTTGCCGCTTTTGAGCACCGTATAACCATCGAAACGGATGCGGATGTCGCTGCCGATACCGACGAGGAACTCGTTGGTGATGCGGCTGAGGGCCTCGATTTTCGTGTTGGCCAAGTAGGTCTTGAACTGCATGAAACGCTCCCGCTGTATTTCCAATGCCCGCACTTTGTCGTCCACGTCGAACTTGCGTCTGGCAGTCTCCATCGAGCGTTGCTTTTCCTGTTTCAGCGTGGCGCGGAGCGACTGGGTCAGGTCGGTTGCGGCAGCTTCGTTTACCTCGCGGATAGTCTCTTTCAGGGTGTCTACGGCACACTCCGCCGAACGGATGTCCTCCTCGGCCTTGCGTTTCTCCCGACCGAGTGCGGCACTCCGCTCGTCTATGAAGCCGAACACTTCGTCGAATACCTTGCGGCGGATGCCGTCGATCTCCTCCTGCATGGCGGCAATCCCTGCTTGGGTGCGTTTGCGGTTATGCTCCGCGTCTTCGACGCTGCTCGTGGCACTGTGCACGGCACGCTCGTGTTCCGACAGCTTTTGTTCCCAATTCCGGTGCTCGTTCTCCATGTTGCGGCGTTCGGTACGGATACGGTTCTGCTGCATCTCTACCTCTTCGGATTGTTTCTCTCCGGTCTCTATGCGACCGTTCAACTCTCCGAGTTGTTGCTGGCGAAGACGTAGCTCTTTTGTGCCCGCCTTGATGTCGAATCCGGGATGAGTTACCAAAAACTCGTGCCCGCAGGCAGGACAGGTAATCGAACCGGCCAGTTTGTTGGACAGTTCATCGATACCGGCCGAGACGGTACGGCGCTTGCGACGCAGCTCGTCCAAACGACCGGCAAGGTCGCGCAACTGTTTGTCTATTTCCAGTAACCGCGACTGATAGCCTGCCGTCTGTTCTTCGTACTGCGAACAGAAATCGGCGTAATCCTTTTTGAACTGTTCCCACGCCGCCTGCTTCTGTGCCAGCGTCCCTTCGGCGTGCTTGACCGCAGCATCGAGGTTGACAAGAGAGGCACGGGCGATTTCCATATCCTCCTTTTTGAGCCGGAGGGTACGGTTCCAGTCCGTGCGCCGTGCGTTCGGGAAGAGCGGCATAAACGCTTCGATGGCGTTCAGGCACTCTTCCAACGAGGTGTCCGAAGATTCCAGCTCCTGCAACGCTTCGTCCGCCTGCCGGACTTTCTCCATCATCCCGTCGGTTTCGTCCGCCGACGCTTTCCGGACACGTATCTGTTCCCGCTTGGCGGCGATGGACGCTTCGAGCTCCGCAATGCGGGTCGCACGGGTACGCCCGCGCTCTTCGCCCGCCACCGTCTCGCGGTCGATCTGTTCCTGCAACATCTCGATACGGCCGTCGATGCCGGCCAGTTCGAGGTTTATCCGCTGCTGCTCGCTGCCGAGCGGCTCGATGTCCTCCTCGACACGGGCGATGGCTTCGTCCACGAGAATGCCGTTCGAGAAGCGGTTGATAATTTCCTTTTTCTCCTTGTCCGAGGAGGACAGAAAGTCCTCGTAACGGTATTTCGAGAGGATAAAGTTGTTCAGCAACTCGTCGCGTGTGATACCCAATTTGTCGAGGATGTAACGGTTATAGGCATCGACCGAAGGCTGCACGGCCTCGTCCGTCTCCACTTTCATGCCGCCTCGCCGGAGCGTGCAGGCAACCGTCGATGTCCCTTTGCGGGGAATGCAGCGTGCAACGATGAGTTCCTCATTGGAAGCATCGTTTGTCAGATGCAGGTTGATACGGCACTCCTCGGCAGCATCGTTGATAATCTCCTCGGAGCGTATCTTGCGCAGCGGACTGCCCGTGATACCGATGGCGATGCACTCCAAAAGGGCGGATTTCCCGGCACCGTTCGACTGCTGCGAGTCGTTGTCACGGTTGTCGCCGAATATCAACGTCGTAACGCCTTGCTGCAAGGAGTACGACAGGCGGCGGAAAGCACACAGGTTTTCCGCCTCTATGGTTTTCAGTTTCCACATGGTCTGTTCTCGATTTTAGATAAGTATTCCAGTCCGACGGCGACATCCTCGATCTGCTTTTCGCGGCAGAACTCCTCGTAGGTCTCGCGGATGCGACGGCTGTCGAATTTCTCGAAGAGCGACGAGGACGAGGCTTCGAGCATCTCTTCATCATCGGCGATAAGCTCTACTTTTGCGGCACCGGCTTCCAAGAGCGCAGCCTTATTCACGGACTTCATGGCCGCCTGCGGGGCATGGACCCGCACCTTGACCTTATAACGGCCGTCGGCATCGATCTCCCTGAGTGCGTCCATGAGGTGCAGACCCGTCCGCTCGGCCGACACGTCCAGCACCTTGTAGCGCGTGTTCACCTTGTTTTTGATGAACTCGTGCGTGCCGTCGGTGTAGATGACCGTGTAGCCCTTCTCCTCGTCTTCGCCGAAGTTGTGCTGACGGCTCGACCCGATGTACTCGATTCGGGTTTTCGGGATGATGCACCGGTTGTGGTAGTGTCCGACGAATACCTTGTCGAAAGCCTCGAAGATACGGGCAGGCAGTTCCTTTTCGGAGGGCTGGGACAGTGCCCCGTTGATTCCCTCATGGATATAGAGGAAGTTGAGCCGCTTCGGATCGAGGGCTTCTTCTTTGAGACGTTCGAGGCGTGTGCAGAACGAACCGTCTTCCGGGAAGTAGCCCATCAAATGCAGCACGAACCGGCAGTCATCACCCATAGGTAAGGATACATAATCGTCGCACACCAGCACGTTGGGATGCCGGTCGAAGATGTGGCAATAGCCCCTTACGGACTCCTGATTGACTTTGTCGTGGTTGCCTTCGGCAAGGGTGACATGTATGCCGTGCTCGGCGGCGGTAAGCAGGGCGTCGTGCACGGCCAGCAGTACGTCGAGGGTCTGGGCGGCACGCGAGAAGAAGAGGTCGCCGCCGAGGGCGATCTCCCGGATATCCATCTCCCGGCAGATGTCGAGGGCCTCCTGCCAGTTGGCCGTAAATGCGGGGATATTGTCTTTCGACACATGGATATCGTTCAATAAAAGCAGGCAGGGATAACTCTCTTTCATAAGCATATCGGGATAATGACGGGAGGTGCGATGCCTCCCGTCGGATTACTTGCTCTGGTTTGCTTATGAAAGGTTATCTGCGACGTCGGGGACGCTCCGTGCGCTCCTCCGGTTGCGGTTCGTCTTCCTGCGGCGTATCGTCCCCTTCGGACGTCTCTTCGCCCTTGTTATCCGGTTCCGGACCCATGATCTCGTCATAAATCATGTCCAGCAGTTCGCCGTTGGACGTCGAACGCGTGACGTGGACGGAAAGACCCTCCTGCTCGATGAAGGCGCGGATCAGCGAGCGCAGCTCCTGTCCCTCCTCGGTGCGGTCCGAGAGCGACTGGCTGCGCAGTTCCTCGTAACGGTCGCTCAGGTCGTCGTAGGAGATGCGTCCGCTGCCGTTCTGTCCGTTCTCCCGGCTGTCTTTCGTGCGGCGGTCGAACGAGAATGCCGAGGTATCCTCCTTGGGCAGTTCCCCCTCGAGCGTGTCGATGACCGCCTTCATGTCGTCCGTCTCCATGAGCGACATGCCGTAAAGTGCGTCGCACTGTTTGAGAAACTCGACGGTAGCCCCCAGATGGTAACGGGTGTAACGGTAGATGATGTCGGGAATACGAGGGGCACCCATCAATGCCGTCAGCTCCTCACGGGTGAGTGATACGGGGTCCGACTCGTTGTCGATGGAGATGACATACTCGGTCTTCGAGCCGTTCTTGCGCTTCTCGATCTCCACCGGGTAGGCGTCGCGCACCGAGGAGATCGGACACGGGTATGCCGGGTTCTTCTGCAGTTTCTTCTGCCACAGCTTGAACTTGCGTTCGTCCAGGTCCTTGAACTGCGCATGTGAGAGGGTCATCATCTGGATGCCCTTGCCGCGCTCGTTCAGGTCGAAGATATAGAGGCAATGCCCGTAGCTGTATTTCAGCCCGCCGCCGAACGAGCCGCCGTCGATCTTCTCCGCCAGCTTGTCGTCGCCCTGCTCCTTGGCCTGTGCCACAGCCAGACGGCGGTAGGTCTCGATGGGGTCCACCGAATAGCCGGCATCCGTGGCACGGGTGACCGTGACATACATTTTCTGGGCTTTGTTTCCCGTCGTGGGCTTCTCCAATTCCAACAGCAGCTGGTGCACGGGGAACTCGTAGCCCGGACGTGAGGCCGTACCGTCCGCGTTGGGTGCCAGGGGCAATACCCGCAGCCTGTACACACCCAGCTTGTCCATCCTGAAAAACTCCGTGCGGGCGAACGCCCGGTTCTCCTCCTGCGCACGTTGCTGTGCCGCCTCGTAGGACTCCTGAATCCCGAGGAACATCTCTTCGACAGACCTGCCTTCCATGCCGCCCGTCTTTTCCAAATCTTCTTGCATCGTAACTTGATAGTTTATGGATTAAAAATGCCCGAAGGGGACGACACGGACATGCCGTATCATCCGAAACTGGATGCAGGGCGGACGGGTTCGGTTGCACCGTCCGTTTCAGTTGACAAGATTGGGAGATGAGTCTCGCTGACCGTATCCCTTGGGCGGGATACTCATTTGACAATATACGAGGGTCTTGGAACGACCGGATACAAAAATAGACAAACAATCTCTAAGAGCCATAGATGTAATTAGATGTTTTGCAGATTATTTATTGTCAATGCGTTACAATTTCTTTTTAATAACGGCTTTCATCTCTTGCAGCAGTATTCCGCCGTCCAGGCGCTCCTTGTTGCGCTTTTCGAGCTGTACCCGGTTCTGCCGGATGAAGGCTTCCGTCTTACGGCGGCGGATACTTTCGTAGTAGGTCTTTCGTTCGGGTGTGAGCCGCTTTCCCCGACGGCAGCAGAGCCCGTCCCTGCTATATTCCTCCAGATAGCGGCGGAACTTGGGCTTGCGGTACGAGGGGTCTTTCGAGGCTCGCGCCACGGCGTCGACCACCCGCCAGTCCGGTTCGAACGGCTGCTGCCCGGAGCAGAGCCGCCGCAGGAGGTAGTAGACCACCGGCATCTCGTAACGGAGCATGAAGCCCAGACGCGTCTCATCGAACGGGAACCGTTTAAGGGTTCCCTTCGGTCTTCCGTCTTCGCGCTTTCGGGGCGACGTCGGCTTTGCCGTCTTCGGCCGTCCCGGATTCCTTTTCCTGTCTTTCATCTTGCTCGGGAAGGATTACGGGTTGCACTGCTGCGGGAATACGTCTCTCCGCAATCTTCCGGCGACTCGCGATGTCGCCGCTTACGTTGATTCTCTTTTTCATCATACAAAATAGGTAAAATTGAGTTCCACATTCACGTTGTACATGCCGCTCTCGTAAAGTTGAATCTTGCGGCTGCCGCCGTATATCGTGAACGTCGTACCCCTGTTATACTTATGGTCGTCGTTCCAGTTGGCAGCCGCGCAGCGCACGCTGTATTTGGGCGGTTGGACCTTGTTGGGAAGGACCGCCACGACGCCGCCCCAGTTGCCCCCGTCCCGGAATGCCGTATTGACATATCCTTGAATGGAGACGATGTTGCCGATCTGACGGACAAAGAGCCCCCGGGAGTCGGTTCCCGAGCCGCTGTTTTCCATCTGCAGCCAGCCGGTATCCGTGAGTACGGGCTGGTAGTCCGTGGCGAAGGCGGCCCCGAGCGTGCGGCACACCTGACGCTGCGCCTCGGTGCTGCTCAATACGAGATCCGCCAGCTTGGCATCTTTACGCAGATAGTCGCGCACCACCTCGTCTTTGGAGAGCAGGTTCAGTTTTTCGCGCAACAGTTGCTGAGCTTGCGCCGTTGTCTTGCCTTGCGACACGAGGTAGGTAATGTAGTCCTGGAAGAGGCTTTCGACCTTGGCGAAGCGTCCGTCCGCCACGCTCTTCGTATAGAGGTTCAGGTTCGCGGCGACGGTATCCTGCTCCGAAGAGTTGTAACCGGTCATCAGACGCTCGGCTTTCAGTTTGAGCTGTTTGGCAACCTCCGAGGTCATGACGTATCCCTCGGCCTGCGCATGCGATTTGCCGTCATCGTCCATATATGCGAAAGAGCCTGTTCGGATATTCAGGAGCTTGTCCCGAAGTTCCGCAGTGAAAGTGACGCCTTGATAGGCGGATTCTGTCGAGAGCTTGCCGGCAAGCAGATCATCTATTTCCGTTATGGAGTAAACCCCGAGGTTCTTGCGGGCCTTACCTTTGTCCTGCACATCAGAGAGGTTGGAGGCTTTGGCGAGTTTCAGTTCTCCCGTGCCATATTTTTCCGCGTCGAGCGTCTCCCGGACGGCAGCCTGCTTCTCGGCTTTCAATGCCATTACCTGCTCTGCCGTGAGGCTGTTTACCTCGTCGGGTGAGAGTCGCACCAGTTCCTGCAATCCCTCTGTGATTTTCAGAAAGACCTCCCCGGCTTCCGATTTGGAATAGATATCAAGATTCTGGCGGGCTGCCGCCTTGTCCATCACATCGATCAGGTTCCCGTCAGCCGAGAGTTTCATCTTCAAGGCTTCGGCGACGGCCGCCGAGGTGACATAGCCCGTGCCGCCCTCCGTGAGCGAACCCGTCGTTATGGCATCGAGTTTCTTTTTGTACTCGGAGGTGAAGTCTTCCGTGGAGAGTTGCTTGCCCGCGACCTTGTCCACCTTGCCTTTCATTCCCTCGGCATAGGTCACGGCATTGACATAGGTTTCAGCAATGGATTTGCCGTTGACCTTCAATGTCCCGACGACATCGACGCTTCCCGACGGTAAGAGGACAATGTCTCCGAGCGTGTTGCGCACGACAAAGCGGAAGCCGTCGGTCATATCGAAGCCGGTGGCAGCGATGGCTGCACCCGCGCTGTCCCGCCACGAGAGGAGATTGGTCAGCTTCGGGTCTTCTTTTGTGTAAGCGGTATTGCACAGATCGATGCCGCGACCGGCACTGCGCACCGAGAGCAACCCGCCGACTTCCACCGCAGCACTTTTGCCAATAACTTTCAAAATAGGGACACCGCACGCCTTGCCGTCGTAAACGGCGAAGTCCCGGTACTTGGTCGTGCTGCCGTTCAGTCCGTAGAAGTTGATACGCACACAACCGTCGTCGGTGGCATCCGACGTATTGAAAAGGTCGTTTCCCTGAATCCGCAAGGCTCCGATACGTGCCGTGTCGCTGAGTGATGTCCCGTATGAAATGCCGTTCTCCGTGATGCGTGCCAGCTCCTTGCCCTGCTTCATAAAGCGGAAGGTACCGTCCGTGTGAATGACGATCTCATTCACGAGCAACCCGCTGAGGTAGGCTCCGAGCGAGGCGTTACCGTCCGCCCTGACAATGCCTTTGAGCATATAGCCGTTCTCCCCGGCAACGGATACCGCCGTCTTGGAGCATATCTCCTTTTGTCCGGTGAAGGTCCCGGCCAGCACAAGGTCCTTCTTCACGGTCTGACGCGCGAACGGCGTGTCGAGCAGCACGGCATAGCGCCCGAAGAACTTGTCGATGAAGCGCGGGGCATACTCCTCCGTAATCTCTACAAAGGCGGGAATCCTCCCCGTGACGGCATCCGTCGTATCGGGAATGCTCCTGCCTCCCGTACAGAGGTAACAGGTGCGACCCCGCTTGTTCACTTCATTAGCATAGACTACCGATTCGTGGCTGTTGACTTCATATATGTAATAAGGATAGACGGCATCCGCAACCCCTTCGAAGCGGCGCACTTTGCCGCCTAACCAGACGTAGCCGGATGAGATCCTTGCCCCATGCGTCTCGCAGCCGGAGATGATGAAGTCCGAGCAGCCGTCGAAGATGGCACTCAGGCTCAGGGTAAGCTCCTGCAAGTTCAGGATGTCGTCCGAATAGGTATAACGTCCGCCGGTTTCGGCTACATATTCTTTCATCTTATTCTATGCATTGTGATTGGGTTCATATTCTTCACTATCGATTTTTATCAGATAGGTCTTGCCTGCAATCTTATAACGGTTCACCACGTACGACAGCATGTAGACGAACTCCCTCGCGGGTATCGCGACCGGCGGCACGCAGACCATGAAACTGACCTTGTTGATTGGTTTCTCTTCGGCGAGCCGGTAAAACGGACGCGGAAGTTCCGCCTCGTCCGTGGCCGTGATCTCCTCACCGTTATACCATACGGTACAGGGCCGCTGGTACTGGGCATACTCGTGGTAAAGATCCACGCCGATGCTTTCGCTCTCCCGGATGAAGATACGGTCTCTGTCGTCTTTGAGGTACTTTCCGAATTTGTAGTTCAAATACCACTCGAAGTAGATGACCTGCGAGGTCATGCGCGCCTCGATATGCCGTTCCCGTGCAAACGTACGGAACCGTTCGTTCAGGCTTTGCAAGGGATAGAGGCAGCTCTGCACGAAGAGGATGAACCGCCGTCCCGACAGGTAGTGCGGCACGAGCCGGTTCACCGAACGGTCTATGGGCAGCTTATATCTCATGGTTTTCGACTTTGAGCGTGATGGCTTCCCGGAAGGTCGGCAGTTCCGACTCCTCGTCCTTGCGCGAGGACTCTTTCAGGTAGCCCGAGGCGGTGTATGTCATGCGGCCGACACGTTGCAGGGGCTGGATTTGCCCGTCCGTATCGTGGCAGGCAATAAACACGCCCTGCTCGGGGATTGCCGTCTCGTCGATATAGACGTCTGTAACGTGTTCGGCACGGCGTATGGCATCCGTCAGGCGGGAGACATAGACCGCAGCGTCGAAGTCGATGCCCATAATGTAGTCCCGGATACGGGTCTCGATGCTGTCGTACATCTCCGCCTCGGGAACGGCACCATCGTAGAAGACCGTAAGACGCGGCACCAGCACGTCGCCTTTGGTCGAGATGACCTCGATGCGTGTGCCGGCGAATTTCAGCTTGCCGATATAGGCATTGATGGGCACCAGCTCCTCGGCGGGAATAGCTTCCAGATGTCCTTTCGTGCCGGTAGCGATTTTCAGTACCAGCTTGCTGTCGAGGTTGCTGTCGTCCGTGCTCTCCACATAGGAGACCTGCGTAATGATGCGTTTGGTCTCATCGACCTGGGCATACCCGAAAGCCAGTCCGTCCTCGCGGACGGTCAGCTCGTCGCCCTGCTGGTATTGCAGCAGCGCATTGGCGTAGTAGTCCGGCGTGCCGTTGATCCGGTTGTTGATGGCTTCCGAGATATCCACCGCGAAGACATCAAGCAGCGTCTCGAAACTGTAGATGACAGCGGCTACGGTCCATAGGATACCGTTCATGACAGACAGCTTCGAGTCGCTGGCGAACTCCGTCAGTTCCAGCCGCCGGTTGCGTTCCTGCACGGCTTCATTGTATATCTCCTTAATCGTCCGGCTCATTCCACTGTATAGGTTATATCGTCGATAATGAATTTCCACGCGCCACCCTCATTCCAGGCCTCCTCGTGCAGGATGACCCATACGGCTTCCATGCCCGAGGCGATACGGTAGCGCCCCGTTTCGGTATCCCGGTCCGGCTCCCGATAGGTTCCCGTCGGGGCTGTAGGTAAAATGACCGTGCAATTCCGTCGGTCGCCGTAATGTTCCACAAGGGTTGTCAGGTAATGATCTATGACTGTCGGTTTCAGTCGGGCGGCGGAGAGGTCGAGTGTCATCAGTTCCCGGCATTCGGCAAGCGGTGCAAGATCGGCCAACGCGCAATTCGACAGGTTCAGGCTGTAGGTTCCGGAAAGCAGCCGCAGGCTCTCCAAGGAGAGTGTGGCGTGCGTGAGCGTCAGCTCCTCCACCGGCAGTGTCTGCACCAGTACCAACGACCGCGGTTTGAGCCCGCTCCAGTCGATACTCCGGAAGCAGGCATCGGTAAACCAACGGATACGACGCCTGTCCCTGACTTTGTTGTCGAAGGTATGGGTGAGCAGCTGCGGCGTGTCCGCGAGGAGGACGGTCTCGGTGTCGCTGTTGTCGCCCCAGTCGATTTCCAGCTGTCCCGCACCGGAAACGGCACACTGCACGGTGATGATCCCGGCAGCGAGCGTGAGGACGACAGCAAGCGGCAAGGTGAACGTTTTGGGATAGACATGCCGTTCACCGTTAGCGGGGACGATGCCGTGCAACCCGTTATAGGCGACTACATCGGCGCGGATAACGAAATCGTCCGTGTAGACAAGTTCCCGGCCGGCAGTCAATGTCGTGGCGAAGGAGAGATCGGGGTTGTTGATGAGCAAATCCACGACTCCCTCGATGCTGCCGTACAGGTACAGGGCCACATCGTAGATATTCTGTCCGGCTACGACCCTGTACTTACCCATCGTTCTCCTCCTTTTCCTCGGTTTCTAAAAGCAGCTCTCCCGTGGCAGAATCCATATAGGCATTCTTGATGACGACCTTGTCCGACAGGAATTCCGACTGCAGTTTGGCGGCAAGACCGTTGTTTTCCAGACTCGAATGCAGGTAGTCGACGAGGCCGACACCTGTCGTAGAATGTTGGTAGAGATTTCCGGCTGAAGCTTTCAGCAGAAACGTCTCGTTCTGGGCTTTGGCGGCTCCTATTTCGAAGTCGGTCTCTGAGCCGCTGTACACGGCAAGGTAACCGTCCCGTGACAGCAGGTTGTAGACTCCCTTCTCATTGAGGGAGAAAAATGCGGCCAGGGCGATATCGGCCGTGCCGGCTTCCGTCTCCGCCACGACGGGAAACCAATGTTTGCCCGTCGCAGGATTTCTCAGGTACTCCGTGCCGCCCGAACCGCTTTCCATAACCAGACGGACCGTCAGGCGGCGCATGTCGGGCGTATAGGGAATCCTGACATGGAACCCTTTGCCGTCGTTATACGTGTACACGAAGCCGACGGGGACGGTAATCTCTCCGTAGCGGAAGGTGTCGTTGTCCGCACCCGCGACGGCATCGAGCAGGCGGAAGTCGTAGAAACTCTTGCCGGCGATATTGCCGGAAGTCTCCACCTCACCGTATTCGGCGTCCATTGTTATGTCCTGTCTTGCCATGAACGATACTTCAACAAAAAGCCCGACCATACATCAGAGTACGACCGGGCACTCTTTTCAAAAGAGTAGCGGCAGAAAGAAAGGATGGTTTACTTCTCCTGAATGAAATCGTAGATGCGCGACACGGTAGCCCACATATCGTCCGGAAGCTCCTCGTCCGAGATGCGTTCGCAGGCTTTCCGGAGATACTCCATCTCGTCCCCCGAGAACTCCACGGCAAGCGGTTTCTCCTTCTCCACATCCCATTCGATGCGCTTGTCCTCGGCATTCTCGTGAAGACCGATGGCTTTGCGCTCCTCGTCCGGAATGGCGATCTTGCGCAGAATCTCTTTTTTGAGGTTGAAGTCCTTGAAGTTGCCCCGTGCCGGCAAAAAGGACGGCAGGTAAAGGCGGTCTTTGACTGACAGTTCCATATTATTTATGCATTTTGTACGTTACTCTTTTTTATTTCGTCGATCATGGTATCGAAATCATGAAACAGGGGTGCAAGCGGCTCTCCCATAGGAATGTTGCATGAAATAACGCCTTGTTCCATGTAGATGATACCTATCTGCGGAGCGTTCCCCGAGCCATCCGTATCCTTCTTGCGGATGGAGGCGTGGACGCGGGTCAGCGCGTCATTGACGATGGAATATTCCAACTGGTAGTCGGCATTCTCCGTGCTCTCTTCGGCAACCTTGGTTACCGTTACGTTGGTGATGTTCATAATTCGCTTCTGTTTTTATTAAGTGTAGGGATATTCCCAGCAGAAAAGTTTTTAATAAGAGTGATTTAATATCTGGTAATGGAACGAGGGGTAATTGGCGCACAATACCGTAATGGAGTCTCCCTTGGCTAACGTGTAACTGGCAAGATCCCCGTTGTGGTTACGGATATTGGTGAATACAAGGCTATTCCCCCAGTTGTAGTTGTAAATTAGGGTAAATATGCAGGCGAAGTCCGACGGCAGAGTCGAGTAACCGAACATGGTGGCCACGGACGATGCCGACGGCAGGGTCACGCTGTACTTCTGGTTGGCATAAACGAAAAAGATGTTGAACTGCGAGAAATCGATCGTGTAACCGCTGCCTGTGAAATAGACATTCTTGATCTTGTTGCCGATGCAGGCAGGGGCTATAACAGAGGCATTGGACCATATTCCGTAGTTACGGTTACCGTTTTTGACATCGATATAAAGCCCGTAGTTGTTATTAAAGATGCTGTTCACCTTGTTGTTCACAATACGTCCGGTGGCACATGATCCGCCGGCGGATGCCGGTATGGTGTTGCTGCCGAACAGGACATACGAAATGGTGTCCCCCACGCGGAACAGGTCGTCGTAGATGGCAAGGCCGCCGCCTGAGCCGGTTCCTGTCGCCGTCGAGCCGATGCGCCCCTGACCGATGACGAATCCCCCGATGGTGCCGGCATTGGCGTTGATGGTGCCCGTCA